GGGAGAGAGACTGTAGGTGAAGTTAATGGTGACATTGAACTCGGGCCGTATGATGAAGGGCGTGTTGATGAAAATGGTGTATCCATTGATCCGCGTACATTAGAGACTTTCTTAGGTAGCGTAGTGAAAAAGTTTTCCCCGAACTCTGTATGGCAAACAGTTTATGGCAACTTGATTTCAAAGGGGGAAGCTTTAAAGAATGTCGACATCACCCGTCAGGTTCTTGCTTTCCTTTCTGCTAAACTCGGAGCGAATCTTAATGCTGTCTTATGGTCTGCTAAACGTAATGAGAGTGGAACAAAATCAAAAGACCTTTTTAATGGTTTTGATACCATCACAAAAACAGAAATGGACGCTTCCAAGATTTCTGCAGACCTTAAAAACATGTTTACTATCGAGGCTATCAGCAAAGACAATGCTGTGGATGTTTTAAAGGAATTCTACCGTGCTGCCGACCCTGTGTTGCGAGAAACTCAAACTAAACTGTTTATTCCTCAGGGTGTTTATGACAACTATGTAGACGATTATCAGGCTACCGTTGGCCATGTTTCTTATAATACGTCATTTGAGAAGACGTTTCTCGAAAGTTCCAACAATAGATGTGAGCTGGTTCCCCTGGCTAACAAAGCCGGTTCCGCTTTCATTCACCTTACTACAAAAAGTAATATGCTTGTTGGTTACGGTAATGGTGCTGATAAGGAAACGATTCTGGTAGAAAAGCATCATCCATTCAAACTTGACTTTGTTGCTACCATGTTTTTTGGTGCTGAATTTGAAACAATTTCTAAAGAGCGTCTGCTGGTGGGTACCATCGACGGTACAACTCCGGTTCTCGCTGGCATAGGAGGGTAAATTATGGCAGTAGATTGTACAAGCAAAGGGATGTACGAATCCCTTTCCTGGTGCCCAGGTCAGACCTCGACACCAGGTATCAGACGTAAGGTGTTCTTTATTCCAAAAAGTTGGATTAAAAAATGGCCGGTTCTTCCTGCTATTGACGGAGCAGAAAGCATGGCTGCATTAGCCACATACGAAGGCGACTTTGTGCTGACAGCTGACAAAAAATGGCAGTATATAGAATTACTGACCACTAAATCGTCCATCAACGCAGAGTCACAGGGTGAAATGCCTTCCAAGACTATTCTGAACAAAGCAACGCTGGTTCACGCAGGTACAGATGAAGAAGCCTCCGGTTTCTGTCGCCAGGCCAACATCGATGAATTGATCTTTCTTTGTCAGCAGAAGAATGGTAAGTTCCGCGTAGTCGGTTCTGAAGCTTTTGACCCTTCAGTCACCATTTCACAAACTTCAGGAGATGGAGACACCGGTACTGCTGGTACCACCCTAGAGGCACAGTGTACGGACATTTGCCCGTCACCGTTCTACACAGGTAAAATCGAAACAGAAGATGGCGATATCTCCGGAGCGGATGGTAGCGCAATCCTTCCGGGTGGATAATAATAGGAGGCCACAATTATGTACATAGATGAACAGTTAACCATAAACATGCAAGGCTGGCTCAATACGGAGCCGGCCAAGCGTGACCTGATGAAAGGTGCGGAAATGGTGCTCAAGCTGACCCGTAACCGCATCCTTTATCAGAATATTTCCCACAATCCGCAGAAGTTTGCAAGCAAGATTGAGTATGAGCTGAAGAAACATCTGGCCATCCGCCTGGACCGAAAGACGATTCAGGACGTGGTCAAGATGGACAAAGAGCTGGTTCCGGCCGTAGCTGAAACACTGGCCACCTTCCAGCCTGAAATCAGTTCCGACGACGACACGCCGCAGGAGGCGACCATTGCCAAAGGCAAACGCGCGGATCATGATTCACTACCCGAAGAAATCCGTCAGCTGTGGGAAGACAACAAAGACATCTACTTCCGTTTGAAGCAGACTTTTGAGACTTTGAAAACCATGAAGGATGCTCTTCCATGCGACAGGTACGAATACCTGAAGCAACTGGAAGAGCTGGATGCCAGATATCGGGATAACATGAACAAGTACGACCATTTCAATCCGGACACTCAGGGTGCCGGCGGTACAGAAGGTGAATCACCTGAAGACCCCGCTGAAATGGCCAAAAAAGTCAGTGCAGCCCGCGGCTATCTGTCAGACAACAAGAAGAAACTGGCAGAGCTGAAGGAATCCGGAGACCAGGAGAAGTACGAGAAGCTGCTGGCCAAAGTACAGCAGAGATACGACTTCCTTATCTCCACCGGAAACAACGTAGGAGAAGACCAAGTGAATGCCTTACGTGAATTAGGGTTGAAAGCATGAAACATGTAAACCGATTGCTGAAGCCGTTATCCGATGTGCCGTTACAGGCGTACCTGGATAACCGGCTTCAGCTTTTTGATGTCCTCGAGTTCATCCTGTCACAGACCGGACCGGCTAAAGTCTACGTGTCTACCTTCTCTACTTCCGAGGAGTTCTTGCGCAGATTGTTCTCCCTCCGAAAACGGCAGCTGATTCTTCACTCTGTCCTGATGGCAGACCTGAAGGCAGCCAAGAAGACTGTAAATCTGTACACCTTTATGTCTTCCGTATTCGATGATGTGTACCTCACGGAGAATCACTCCAAGGTACTGCTTATCGAGAACGACCGCTGGATGGTTACAGTCGTTACCAGCCAGAACCAGACGCGAGGAAACCGGACCGAATGTGCAATGATCACGACGCAGCCAGACCTCTTCCTTACCTTACGAGACCAGTTTTCCGAAATTATTAATACCCGCAGCATACACCTCAATGGAATTCACTTCAGCACAGATTGACAGAATCAAGGAACTTGCCACGATGCTTACCCCGGTATCAGACATTGCAGTCCTGATGGACGTAGACGAACGACGTCTGCGAGAAATCATTTCCGACAAATCCCATCCGGCCAGCATAGCCTACCGCAAAGGGAAAGCCGAACGGGCATTGCAGATCCGGCAAAACGAACTGGAATTGGCCGAAGCCGGAAGCCCGCTGGCGGTGCAGCTTGTGGGTTCCTACATCCGTGACATGGATTCCGACGAAGATTTATAACTATGCCATTACCCGCAACGATTGATATTGCCAAAGAAAACCTCTTCGCCTCGGTCGACGAGATGCGAGAGCGTAACATTCCCGAAGTCATCCAGCAGCGTCTGCTCCGGCTTCGGGACATGTATAATTACTGGCTCCAGTACCCGCGCATACGGGAACAGGAAATAGTGCTCGAGCTTCAGAAGCGATACCAGATACAGAAGTCAGCTGCCTACGAAGACATCCGCATCATCAAATACCTGCTGGGAGATTTGAACAAGGCCACCAAGGACTACCATCGCTACCGCTTCATCCAGCGCAACGAAGAGAGTTACGAAATGGCCAAGCGCATGAAGGACGCCCGGGCGATGGCCGCCTGTGACAACTACTACGCCAAGTACATGCAGCTCGACAAGGAGGATGCCAAGGATTTAGGCTACGACAAGATTGTGGTGCAACCCTTCCAGCCGGACAGCGACCCGACGATTATCGGAATCAAACCGATACCGAACATCCGGCAGCGCATTGCGGATAAGATAAAGCAGTACATGAATGAGGATGTCCAGGACATCCAGTTTGAGGATGCCGACTTCAACGAAGACGACATTTTCAACCCTAAAAAATCACAGGAGGCACCCGAACCATGAGAGAATACTTCCATGACACCCAGCAGCAAGTTCTGTTCACCCCGGCAAAAGACATAGTGCTTTGTGCCGGACGTGGTTGGGGGAAAGGTCCGATTCATGCCGCCATCAACCTGCGCAACATGCAGCGCATGCCAGGAAGCATCACAGGCTTTGTGGCAGCCAACTGCAAACGTGCCCTCACCAATACCATCCCGTCCATGCTGATCCACTGGCAACGCTGGGGGTTCAAGCGCGACGTACACTGGACTATCGGCAAGAAACCACCGAAGTCCTGGGGATGGGGTGAACCCATCTTCCAACCCGACAACTGGGAGAATGTCATTTCCTTCTACAACGGCTCGATAGGTTACATCATCAGCCAGGACCGTTCCGGAACATCCAACTCCTTTTCACTGGATTACCTGGACATCGATGAAGCAAAGTACATCGACTTCGAGCAGCTGAAAGACGAAACTCTTCCAGCAAACCGTGGTAACAAGCAGTATTTCGGCCATCACTACTTCCACCATGGCATGCTGATTACCTCCGATATGCCGGTCACAAAGAAAGGTTCCTGGTTCCTGGACTACGAAAAGAAATGCGATTCTGAACTGATTGAAGTCATCCAGGCCACAGTACATGAGATTTGGCGGACGAAGAAGCGCATCCGCGACCTTCAAGCTAAATCTGAACCGGTTCCTTTATACCTGAAGGACTATCTGCGCACCCTGAACCGTGACGTGTGCCGCATGGGCTCTGTGGCAGTTCTGTACCGCGAGTTCTCCACGATTGAGAACATGCAGCTGTTAGGTGAAGCATTCATTAATCAGATGAAGCGTGACCTTCCCCCACTTACCTTTCAGACGGCCATCCTGTGCAAGCGTATCGGTATCAGCAAAGACGGCTTCTACTCCAGCATGACAGAGGGGCACAAATACAATGCGACCGACTTCAGCTACCTGGACAGTCTGGAATATCAGTTCGACAAAATCAAGGAGCCTTCCTGCCTGATGGATGCTGACCTCGATAGGGATAAGCCCATCTGCATCGCCTTTGACTTTAATGCCAACATCAACTGGCTGGTAGCCGGCCAGCCGGACCGGAACCGGCTGAAGGTGATTAAGTCGTTCTGGGTAAAGTATGAGCGTAAGCTCGAGGCCCTGGTGGATGACTTCTGCAAGTATTACCGGCACCAGCGACGCAAGGAAGTGATATTCTATTACGACAGTACGGCCTTAGGCTCAAACTATGCGGTCAATGACGAAGACTTTCATTACGTCATCGAGCGTGCTTTCCAGGACAGAGGTTGGGAGGTGCGTTCTGTCTATATAGGTCCCCCGATGAAGCACATCGAGAAGTGGCTGCTCCTCAACCGTATGTTTGCCGGAAAGGCTAAACTCATCCCCTTCTTCAACGAACAGAACAACGAAGACCTGCTTATCTCCGTGCAGACTGCAGGCGTGTACAACGGCGGCAAAGACAAGCGGGGTGAAAAGCTGGCAGAGACAGAAGAAGACCAGCTTCAGGCGAGAACAGACGGTTCGGATGCGTTCGATACTCTGTGTATCGGCTGTGAACGTTTCCCCCAGATGACATTCGATATGTTTGTGACATCCTCTATGTAGTTTTCAATAAGCTAATTAGTTTTATTCTTAAGGTAAGCCCTGATGACCGTGCAGATGGTTGTCGGGGCTGTTTTTTGTGCGCGAGTTGGCGTGTACCGTGCGCGTAGAAAGGTGTGCCGTTACATATTCCGATTTTCAAAGGTTAACATCTGTTAACTGTGGCGTAGGGCGGTGGGGGGTAGCTTCCGCTACCTCCGCATAAAATGCGGTGTTTGGTGGGCGTATTCGTTTGATTGTGTGCCGTTTTCGTTTCGGATGGCCGGAAAATCCAAGCAAATTCCCCTGTTTAAGCCTGTTTTTGAGGGCTAATTTACTGGCTCACAATCTGCTGGCGCCCGGGAAATTCAGAGAATTTCCCGGGTAACAAGGTAGAAAGACACTCGGTAGTCTTTCTGGGCTGGAGATAGCGTTCACGCAGCGGCCCACCCGCCCCATTGCTTTCCCTACTGGCGGTATAGCTAAAGCTATGTATTGTTTGACTGCTCTTCTGTTCTTCTCTTCGGAATTCATATCGGTGTCACCTCTCACTGCCGGTTACGCCTTTTCATCACTGCAAAGGTAAATGTTGCCTGCCGTATGCCAAGTTCAGGCGCTGTTCACTGTAAAAATCTCCACCCTTCCAGGGTAGTATTCAAGGCAGGGCTTTACGGTGAAAACTTGTCTTTCACGGCTGGCAACACCTTTTGAGGCAGTGTAAAAAGGCGAAACAAACCAACAGCGAAAGGCGACGGAATAAAAAAAACCTCAGAGAAGGAAGAGCAGAAGAAAAGGCTCACTACCTCGGCTCGAGGTTCAAGAATAAAACTCCAAAAACTACCGATATGAAACCCTTTACCGAATCCATGCTAAACCAGTGCAGAAAGTACATGTTCAACTTCTTTGACTACCTGCCTACAAAGTATCAGGCCAGCGCAAGAGACTGGCAGGTGAGAAAATTTGTGTGGGCATTCAAAGACGGTAAATGTGCCGTTTCAGCTGCCCAACTTGTCGCAAAGAAAATCCGTGAGCAGTTTGGGGCGTCAGCGAGTGACATGGTGTTTGTCTGTATCCCAGCCAGCAGCCAGCGGAAAAATGAAATCCGATACAGAGAGTTTTCGGAAGAAGTGGCCAGACTATCGGGAGCGGTAAACGGATACAGCCATATCACGGTAGAGGGTGAACGGCTGGCAATCCACGAAAGCAAGTCAGGGAAGCACGTAAACGACGTGCAGGTAATCAACTTCGACAAGGAGTTTTTCAAAGATAAAAAAGTACTTGTCTTCGATGACGTGATAACCCGTGGTTACTCCTACGCTCGTTTTGCCTGCCACCTTGATAGTTTTGGCGCATCCGTTATCGGTGGAATGTTTTTAGCGAAAACCTTATTTGTCTAACAATTTAATAAACAGCATCATGAAAGATTTATTCGAAATTTGCGGAGAATGCCGCCACTTGAGCGACGCAGAAGTAGTGTATCAGCTCACCAACAACAAGGAAACAAGCAATCAGGTGAACGCCATGTTAGCGAACGGCAGCAATGTGTCGATAGAAGACATTTGCAACTTGCTGACACCGGCACGCAGAGATATGGCACTGGCAGTCATTGAACTATACAAGAGAATCAAGGAACGGAAGAACAACTACAAACGTATAACTTCCAGCGCCGACGTTTACGAAGTGATGCTTCCCTACATGGCAGACCTGAAAGTAGAGGAATGTTGGGTTATCTTCCTGAATCAGGCAGCCCGAATCATCCGCAAACAGCGTATCTCAGTCGGAGGGCTGGCGTCTACTCAGGTAGATGTAAGAGTGATTTTACATGAGGCACTTTCTTGCAATGCCACCACCATGATACTCTGCCACAATCACCCGTCAGGTAATTTCCAACCAAGTAAGGACGACGACCGCCTGACGCATGCCCTGCTGGAAGCAGGAAGAATTATGAATATTAGGCTTCTTGACCACGTGATAGTAACGGATGGGAGTTATTACAGCTACGGGGACGAAGGTAGGCTGTAGGGGCTGCAAATGGCCGTAACAGCGTTTAGGGAGGTGGGTAGCGTAACGGCCGCCCGCCGCCCGATTTTGCTTGCACACAATCAAAATCGGGCGGCGGGGAATAAGGTATTTCGTTTTTGACGCAAAATATTTGCGATTTTCTTTGATTTAATTATTGGTTTATTTTGAATCTATATGTATATTTGCGTCGTATTAACTTATAAGTTAAGTTATGAGCCAAAGATATTGTTTAGAATTATTTGAAGAAAATGATAATTTAAATCTCTATACAATACGATTAAAAGATGAGAAACTAACTGAATTCGAGAAATTTCTTGACAAATTTCCTAATGATTGTAAGTATAAAGAAGATATTGACATTATTATTAGTTGGATTGAAAAAATAACAGAAAAAGGAGCTCTATCTCGATATTTTAAGCCTGAAGGAAAATATGGAGATGGAGTTGGTGCTATTCCCATTGAAACTAATAACATTCGATTGTATTGTTTGAGATTAAGCGATAAAATTTTAATATTAGGAAATGGAGGTATTAAAGATGCAGATACTTGGCAAGATAGCCCGACACTAAGACCATTTGTCGAATTATTAATAGATACAAGTCGTTTTATAAATACCCGACGACAAAAAGGTAATATTCAACTTAATGATAAAACCATCGCGGGTAATTTAAATTTTGTAAGATAATGATGAAAAAGAATAGTTTGTTTGAGGCCCGTAAAAGAGCTGTATCAAACGAAGCAAAAGAATTTGTTGATTTATCTTTTAAGATTGTAGATAGAATTTATGATATTCTACAAGAAAAAGGTATGTCTCAGAAAGATTTAGCAGAGAAATTAGGTAAAAGTGAAGCGGAAATTAGTAAATGGATGCGTGGAACTCATAATTTTACAATTTCTACTATAATCAAACTAGAATCCGCATTGGGAGCTTCAATATTGTCTGTTTATAATAATGCACCACAGCCAAAACAGCAAGAGGGACAGACAGTTTTTCAACTTTTACCCATTATTTTACCAAGTTTTTCAACTCCTACATCTCTCAATAAGACAGATAAATATGAGGGTAGTTGTTTCATGTCAAATTTAAATAATTAAGAATATGTCTAACACCCCAAAAATTCAATTAATACATATTGCTGAATTAGAATACGATTTAAAAGAAAATCTTATTCCAAAAACAAAAGAAAAATGTGAAACTGATATACGTCCTGGTTTTGGCTTTAAAATAATAATCAATGAAGAAGACTCAACATTATCTATAGAAGCCACTGCTTTTTATGCAAATATATCAGGAGTAGAAGTAGCTACATCTAAGTTTATATATGTATTATATATCGAAAACATCAATTCAATTATAAAGAAAAATCAAGAAGAATCTGCTTTTTATGTTCCAGATGAAATCATGGATGTTGTAATTCAAGAGACTTTTGCAACAGGGCGTATGTTTTTAAGTTCACATGTGAATAATACAGCATTAAAAGACTTATATTTACCTTTTAATGGTGCTTCTGGATTAATTAAGCAAGTAAAATCAAAAGGGGAAAAAACAAAAAGAAGAACAAACGACGAAGAATAATAGACTATAAAAAGTTCTAATATCTAAGCGGGAACTCCTCAAAAGTTTCCGCTTATTTTTTGCCCTCCTCTCAACATTTTATTACATTTGGACTATTATTTTTATAACAAATTTAATAGACACAAATGGAAACACAAGATTTTGTCGCAATAGACTTTGAAACCATGACACCGGAACTGACCAGTGCATGCGCCATAGGGCTTGTAAGAGTCCACAACGGGGTTATCAGCCAGAAGTTCTACTCACTTATCAAACCGATACCAGACTCCAGGACTGAACGTAACACCCATGTACACGGCCTGACGGATGAGATGGTAGCTGATGCCCCCACCTTCTCCGAATTGTTCCCTTTACTAAAATCCTTCATCGAAGATCTTCCGATTGTATGCCACAACAGCTCCACAGACATCAACGTCTTCAGAAGCTGTATGGAATACTATGGCTTGACCGGCATTGACCTAAGCCACTACGTCGATACACTCGAACTGTACGGCAAAGGCCTGAAAGCATGCTGTGAAGAAAACGGCATCCAGCTTGTCAACCATCACGACGCACTGGCTGATGCGGAAGCCTGTGCAAAGCTTTACCTTTGCTACCAGGGACACCTGGCGAAAGACCTTGCACATTATGACCTGAAGGAAGTAATGGCAAATAAAGAGGCTCGCAAGTACGAACATGACACCCTGATGCCATTGTCCGAGGAAGACATAGAAAACAAGGATACGATTTTCTTCCAAAAGAAAGTGGTAATTACAGGTGTCTTTTGCGCCTACCCTGACCGCGATGAGCTCGGTTCTATTCTGAAATCATTCGGTGCAGACATAAATACGACAATATCAGGCAAGACAAACATTGTCATTGTTGGAGAAGGTGCCGGCCCATCCAAACTCAAAAAGATTGAAGAACTCAATGCCAAAGGAAAGAACATCCGGCTCATTTACGAGAAAGAATTATGCGAAATCATGAACGAAATAACTAAACACTAAGAATATGGCAATCAAAAAAGAAAATGTGAACTTGACCTACGACGCTTTGTGGTTCAAGACCTTTATGGACAGTGGAGAATTGACATTCTACAATCGCGAAATCTTTATCTCTCCAGGAATGGCTGGAAGACTAGACATCTTCATGCAGCTGCTGGGGAATGTGGGCGGATATGCCAGAACCACGAACTTCGATAAAGATATCGACGTAGTAGTCGTGTCGGACTACTTGATGAATAAGTTCAAAAGTGGGGAGAAAGACGAATTTTTCCAAATGCTGGAGGACCTGATCAACGCCAGCGCCACGCCTTATCGAAAACTGAAATTCACTACTGAAGCAATGGTCTTGGATTCTTTAAACACCCGAGCAAATGGTCAGCTCCGACAGAACAAAAAGGATTTGAAAGACAAAGACACAACTTCTACCATGAAAGAAGCTATCAATCAAGGTATAGACAGAGACGAGTTAATGCTGGACATGATCAGGAAATACAAAGAATCTACCAAAGAACCACAACAGCAAAATTTATTTTAAATCAAAAACAAGTAAGATATGGATTTTGAAACAGCAATTTATCTGACCGCGATTCTCGAGGTCGTTACCTTGATATGCTTTTTTGTACTCTGTTCCAACGTGAGTACCATAAAAAATAAAATTTCCAAAAATGGAGTAACATCATCTACTATGTTTGCCCTGTACTTAGGTATGGGTGAAAAAGAAAAAGCCAAAATTGCTTTAATGGAAATGATTTTAGCCGATACTATCGTACAGAACTCTCTCACCGTTAGCGTTGAAAGATTAAAGGCCGTGATGGGGAAATACAATAAAATGATGAAAGAAGTCGGATTGGAGTTTGATGCCGAAAAGGCTTTTGAAGCAAAAAGATTATTTTAAGCTATGGCTGAAGAGACAAAAGAAGAAATCAAAGAAGAAAAACCTAAAAAGACATGTTTTGTCATCATGCCCATCAGTGATGTGGATGGTTATGAGAAAGGTCATTTTGGTCGGGTATATGAATATCTGATAAAACCAGCATGTGAAGCAGCCGGATATAAAGTAGACCGAGCTGATGACACGTCTAAAACCAATATGATTATAGTAGATATTCTGCAAAAAGCGGTGAAATACGACATGGCTATATGTGACATCAGTTCTCGCAATGCTAATGTATTCTATGAATTAGGCTTTAGACAAGCTTTCAATATGAAAACAGTGTTGATTAAAGATAAGAAGACGGTAATGCCCTTTGATATTTCAAGCATCCGAACTCTATCTTATAGTGAGAGTCTCAGAATTGATGAAGTGGAAAAAGGACGTGCTGAAATACAGAAAGCATTAGAAGAAACCAAAAAAGCTGATAATAAAGATATTAATTCATTAATTAGTTTGTTAGCAATTAATAAAGCTGAAATACCTAAACAGCAAAATTTATCTGTAGATACTAGTATAATCTTAAATGCAATAAATGACTTAAAAACAAGAGCTAACAATAAAACCGAGGATACTTATGTGATTAATAATGAAAGATTATCTATTGGTGATGAAATTATGTTTAGTCATGATGGAAGTGTCTACCAATTTGGCACATTAATAAATGTAACTCATAATAAATATATCGTAGAGACCTCTGATAATAATGTTCTTGTTATGGATAAAGATAGTAAACTAGGCTGTTCTTTAACTTCATCACTATTTTAAATTTAAACCTATAGCGGAAACCTCAAAAAAGTTTCCGCTTTTTTTTGCTATTTCAAAACAAAAACATACATTTGCAATGCTGTACATTTGAATCAGGCGAGATGGCTCGCCAAATAACTTTGCTGCGGGCATTTTTTATGTCCAGGCATAGCCTATTATATCTTATAGTTCCGTCCCGTGTGGAGTCTTAATGGACCCACGGCCTGATTCAGGTGTACAGCAGCGGGGAGCGGAACTTTTTTGTTTCCTCTCCGTTCTTTAACCAACATATTGTTTCATTTTAAACTGCTGTACAAAAATGAAAAATCAAATTGCATTGCCTGTAAACCAGGCAAAAGAAAGCCGTATATCGTTATGGCTGAACAGTGAAAATGTATTATTCTCCTCCATCATGGAAGAGAAAGTCACTAACCTTCAGACTGTGCTGGTGTCCCAAGCATTGGCTTCTTTTTGCTTGCTCACCTGTTCCATCTTCACTCACTGGCTAGCAGCCGTTATCTGCTTGTGCTGGTTCGCTTGTTCCATTTTACTTTGCAAGAAAGGAGGATTACGATGACCGACTCTTTACAGCAACCGATATTCCGTGTCGATAAATACCAGGCATACGAAGAAGACACGGTACTATTCGAACAATACAGCATCCTCATGTATGGGAGTGAAAAACTATGCTGCACCCGCCCCGAAATGGAGCAACTAAACAAATTAATCCAACGCGCTTTAAACGACAGAAAGGAGGCAGATCATGGCAACCGATAAAATCAAATTCGACAAATATATCCTTATCCGGTATTTCCAGGAATACCTCCCTGTGGAACAGGAAAGCGAAAATGTAATATACAAGACCTCACAGCAGATTCAGGACGAACTGTCTGAGATGGCCGAAATCAGCATCAACCAGATTGCGGCCACGATGGTGGAACTGAAATATAAGCTCACCATCGGGCCCGATGGACGGCCGGCATGGATGATGCTACGCAGATAGACTGCGAGTTTTTAGATGATTACATTTTTTCTACATTGATAGAGTGAAGGCGTGACGCCGTGAGGGCGCTGCGCCTTTTGTCTTTTTACCCTTTTCCCGCACCGGATATCTTTGAGCAAAACAAAGAATCATGGTTTCTGTCACTCAAAAAATACCGGAATTTGCGCTTTCTTCTCAACTTAATGAAATCGTAATCAATGCAGATGAAGAGGTTACATTCATTTTGAAGAAAAATGATTCTGTAATTTTGCAAGAATCATATACACCAGACTCCCAAAATATCATCCGGATATTGGATCTGTTCTCTCTGCTCGAATCTTATTTAATCAATGAGCCGCTCACAAATTTCACATACGAAATGATAGCGGATAGTCTGTGGGATAATTCCACAAATTTCACGGTACTGTTATGCCGTCCCATCGTCCCCTGCAGTGCTGAGGATTTTGTAGCGAACTACTTTCTGACGACCTTGACCGGACGTGACAAAATCACTTCCTTTGGCCGCACGGAAACGCTGTACCTGACGACCGGGAAACTGTCTTCCGGCGGCACAACCATCCCAGTGACGGCAGAATGTATCTTCGTAAACGACCAGAACCAACTGCTCAAGTCCACCCGTTCCTTGGGCAACGTAGCCGACTATGGCATCCGTTCCATTGATGTATCCCCTTCCCGATTCACCCAGTCCGGCTACAAACTGTTGCGGTACACCATCCTGGCCGGAGCCCGGAAGCAGACCTTCCGCGTGGACCAGGACGAACCGGAATCCATCGGACTGAAGTTCCGGAACTCGTTCGGAGCTGTCGAGACATTCTACTTCGTGGGTGGAGACACGGTCGAGCCGGAACTGTCCCGGAGTGCCGCTTATTTCGCCGGCCAATACAAGACTTATCATGTAGACGAGCAGCGCAAACACACACTTAATACAGGCTACATCCCTGAATCTATGTTCGCCCTGGCCGACGATGTGGCAAGGGCGACCGAAGTCTGGCTGATGGATGAATCCGGCGACATCCCGATAACCATCACCGAAAGCAATACCAGCCGGAGCGATGAAGACGATGGTCTGTTTGCTTTCACTGTCTCTTACATCTTCGCATCCCGGTGCCAGCAGCGGCTCCGTCTGCTTCCGGACATCTTCGACGACTCATTCGATGACACATATAACTAAAGCCTATGAACGTAATACATATCAAAGACGCATTGAGGTTGCTCGAGTCCGGGCAGCCCTGCAACCTGAAGCTGTGGAAGCTCAGCACAGGCGACATTCTGGAATACCGAGGCGCGGTGTGCGTTGGCTCCCACTGGCGCCAGGGACTTCACCGGGTCCGCCTTCCGGCATCCGGCCTAATCCGTTCTTTCCGTGACATATCCCTTTTCGAAATTAACAACATGACAATTTATCTCTAATATGGAACCCACAATCTCACAATACGACGACAATTTTATGCCTGGTGAAATATTTGACATCGAGGTTTCCAACGTGGCCACTGAAATGGCCTCCGTAGAAGACAGCAGCCTGGTATTCGATGAAGATGCAAATGTGAAGACGACGCCTGTTCCCGGACGGAAAGGCATGGCGTATGTCAATTTCGGTGAAGACAACCAGCTTCCGTTTAATATCATCAAGATGATAGGCATCGACGAAGTGATGAGCCAGAACAAGCTGTTCAACGTCATCACCTGTTACGGTGCCGGACTGAAGTACATGGACGTAGACACCAGACAGCCGACAACCCATCCCGAAATCAAGCGCTGGCTGATTCACAACAGCCTGCCGCTATTCCAGCTCGAGCAGGCTACAGACATGAAGTATTTCTTTTTCTGTGTGTCGGTCATCATTCTTTCTAAAGACGGAAAAAGAATCAACCGGCTCATTCACAAAGAGGCCTGCTACTGCCGTTTTCAACAGGCCAGAAGGGGCAAAATCAATCACGTGATTTATGCCAATTTCCGCGAAAACGCTTCGCTCCGTCCGGAAGACTACGAAGTCATCCGTCTGCTGGATCCGCGCGACCCGCTGGGCGACCTGATGGTGCTCATGGGGCGTGAACCTGGGCGCGATGGCGAAACAAGAGTCCGTACTGAAGACCGTAAATTCGCTATTCTTGTACGCTTCCCCACACCCGGCTTCCAGTATTACCCCATCCCCTACTACACCAGCATTTTCCGGGGAGACTGGTACGACATCAAGCGACTGATTGGGAAAGGCAAGAAAGCGAAGCTCCGCAACCATGCCAGCGTAAAATACCAGGTCGAAGTACACAAGGACTACTGGAGTAACATCTGTGCGGAAGAGCATATTACCGACCCGCTGAAAAAGATGGAGCGTATCAAAAAGGAAAAGGAAAACATCAAGAACTTTGTTTCCGGAATCGAAAACAGCGGCAAGGTTTGGATTACCGGATACTACATCGACCCGAATGGCCGTGAAGTCCGGATGGTACGCATCAATGTGGTAGAGACCGGCAAGGAAGGCGGCGACTGGAGCGAAGACATTCAGGAAGCCAGCAATATCACCTGCTACGGTGACAACATCCATCCCAACCTGGTAGGTGCCACACCAGGCAAGGGACAGAGTAACAACTCCGGCTCAGACAAGCGCGAGCTGTTCACGCTCAAGCAGGCACTGGAGATTCCTTTCCACGACCTGATGAACATCCCGCATAACATCGTCATCGAGTACAACGGATGGAGTGAGAAGGTGTATCCGGATGTGCCCATGGTGCTGCTCACCACCCTTGACCAGAACACCGATGCCAAACAAAAGACAGCTTCAGACCTTGAAAACAAATCCTAAAACGAATCAATATGGCTATCACATTTTCACAAGAGATTTTCGAGAAGATTTGTTCCTCTGCCACCAATTCCACGGCAGAGGTCTATGATATGATTGCTCCTCACCTGGATGACACGCTTCAAAGCATCAACTGTGTGCTGCTGGGTGATATGGCAGACAAATTAGATACTGTTCCCGGACTCGAGCAGGCGGTCACAAAACTGGTTTGTCTGCGTACCTATCAGGAGCAGATACCACAACTCGACCTGGTACTGACTCCCACCGGCTTCGGTGTGGTGTCTAACCAGAATCTGGCCCCAGCTTCGGCCGACAGAGTGAAGAACCTGCTGCAGCAAGTCACCAACGCAGCCGAAGATACCTACGACCGATGCCTGGAGCTGCTGGTCGGTACCAGCTGGGCAGATACGGCACAGGCCCGTATCAACATCCCGAACCTGATGTATACAGCCAAACAACTGAAAATGTACGTCGATTTTCCTTCAGCAGACGTACACCGTTCCAAACTGCTCGAGTTCCGGACAAAGATGTACCAGGCAGAAGAAAAGATACGGCAGCACGTGTCGGCCGAGTTCTTCGACCACATCCTTGAACAGGCCCGGCACAATGCATTCACCAAAGAAGAGTCTGCCATGGCCGACTACATGTGCAAGTTCATCGGCTTCTGCATCGCAAAGAACTGGCCGGCAGCAAAGAGCATGCTGGAACGCATCGAGAACTACGCGGAATCCAAAGTAGAGGTATTCACCAGCTACAAGGACTCCGAGGCCTACAAAGTCAAACATTTCCAGACTTATCAGAATGAAAAAGATGATTCCACATACTTTTGGGGGTAGAATACTCGACTTCCGGTTCCCCACTTCCTGGCAGCAGCTCAACCAGAAGCAGCTTCGGTACGTGTTCCTGGTCATCACCCTGTTTTCTCCGGTCAAGGCTAAGACTTACGTCTTCATGCGCTTCACCGGAATCCGTGTCCGGAAGCGAGTGAAAGGAGGATGGCTCTGCACGTTCCGCCTGAACTGGCACAAAAAACTGAGGTTCATCCTTCAGGACTGGCAGGTGCGCAGCTTCCTCCGGCAGATTGATTTCATCTCCGAACCCAACGCTTATCCCGTCCGGCTGGACAGGATAGGCGGTCGGTATGCCATCGATGCACTGCTACACGGCCTGAGTTTCGAAGATTACCTTTGTTGTGAGAACCACTACCAGGGCTACCTGTATTCGCAGGACATTTCCCAGCTCAAGGCCCTTTATAGCTTCCTCTACAAGAAGAAGCCGGGCGTCAAAGGTTCACTGAAAACCGCCTTTTCCCGCATCAAGGAATACGAACTGATTTCCGTATTCCTCTGGTGGGGCAGCATCAAACTGTACTTCGCCTCCCTTTTTCCCCATTTCTTTCAGCCGTTCAACCAGATGACCGACGCTGATCAGCCGGAACTGCCCGACCTGATGGGCGCGATGAACGCCCAGATCCGGGCACTGACCGGTGGTGACGTGACAAAAGAAAAGGAAGTCCTGCAGATGGACTGCTGGCGGGCCCTGACCGAACTGGACGCCAAAGCACACGATATTCAAATACTAAAATCAAAACAAAATGGACACAAGTAAATTCTTTGACGGCCACGCCTATTTTAAAGAACTGACCGAAAAGAACAAGCTGGCCAAAGCCAACTCATTCTTTCCATGTTCCTGCAGCGGTATCAATTCACTCCAGGATGTACTCGACAATTTCCGGAAACAGTCTGCTTTCGTCTGTGTCGACGATACCAACGACGCAGCCACCGAACAAATCGGAGGCGGCTGGTTCAAGAAGCGCACCTTCACGGTATTCCTCCTGATTCGTTACCGCTACGACGACATGACCGAGCGTGCGGCAAAGCTGGACATCTGCCGGCAGATATTCAGACAGTTCCATTCCCGCATGATCCGTGACAAATACATCTACGAAGACCTGGATTTATCCTTCCTGAATGTATCCCGCATCTACACCCGTGAGCTGGGCGAATACTTTATTTCCGGATGCACCGGCCTGTATTTTATGGTCGAGCTGACCGAACCCACAGATTTATGTTATAAGGAGGACGAGTGGAATGGCTAATACAGACACAAACAGGCCGGCGGCTACCGATGAAGACCGCAGAAAATATCAGGAAGCCTGGGCAGAAATGATGGTGAATATCTGGCGTGAAAAGATTGAGAGGCTGCACGTCATTAATACCTACTCACTTCACCAGCAGATACGCGATAACGTCATATCTGCCACCGACTCGGTATCCACCATTCAGCACAAGTTTCTGGAGTACGGCATATACCAGGACATGGGTGTCGGCAACGGATATACCAAAGGTAATGGCGGTGACTTAGAGATATTAAACCCGGTTTATCGTGAGGAACACGGGTTAAATGTACCTCGCAAAGTTGGCCCTAAGCCCGGTGGATACTATACATCCGGCAATCCGCGTAAACCTCGAGAATGGTTTTCCCGCCCCTACTTTGCATCCATCATGGTGCTGAAGGAACAGATGTCCTACATGTACGGCGAAGAGTTCTGCGGCTTGCTTGTCGATAAAATCGAGGAAGCAAACCATAAGCGCAGCACTACTCTCAAATCACGTTTATACGGAACGCACAAGCGTAAATAAAACAATGTCTTTTTGAAATCTAACTCGGTAAATTTACTTCGTAAAAAACTCAGAATTATGGCAACAAAAACATTCGAAGAATTAAAGCAACTGGCCATCCAGATCCGCGATGAAAAAACAAACAAACAGAACACAGCCACCCGTGTAGGCACGGCAATGCTGGAACACATAAACAAGCTCGAGCAGGATTACTACGACAAGACAACAATCAACAACCGAACAAGTGAGTATAACGTATCAATAAATCATCCGACTTCCGGTATATCCAGTTCAAACAAATACGACCTCTCAAGTGCGATTGTGCAAGTTCCGGCAGAACTTAGGACTTCCGGACTGACCGTCAGCTTCCTGAATGAGTCCGGAGATATAGAAAAATGGGAGTTCAGCGGCGGTTCCTGGGCGGTTAGCAGCTTTGAGCAGGTGGGGAGTGCAGCCATCGAATCGCAGAAGGATGAAGTCAATGCGGCAAGGGACGAAGCCCTCGCGAGCATATCCGGCAAGGAGCAGGAGGCAATTCAGAACTTCCATTCCCAGCGCGTGACCCCCGAAATGCTCTCCGAGTCAACCAAGCAGCTTATTAACGCAAGCGGAGGCGGTACAATAAACAACCTTGCAGATGACGAGGACCTTGTTTCTGTAAACGAAGGGGAAGGCCTGAGCGTGCTGAAATTTGCGGACAGGGCATACAATCCGGCCAATTTCTCAGGAAAGGGGTATAAGATACTGCGCAGGAACATCGTGGACGGGAAGAACGTGCTCACGCAGGAAATGGTGAATAAAGAAAATACCATATATGAAATTAAATATGATTTTGATTTAAATGGAAAAAGTATTTCAATTCCCGAAAATTGCTCTTTAAAATTCGAAGGCGGAAGTTTTAAAAATGGAACATTGAATTCGGTAAAGCATAATACTATATGCACAACAAATAGTTCATTTGATAAGAACTTTTTGTGTTATATAAATGCAAATTTTATTAATGAGAATAATATGCCGATAAATCCTTATTCAAAAAAAGAACAACATGCTAAATTAAAAGTTTGTACGGCTTGCGGATATTGGTCGAAAAATTCTAATATAACTATGCCTTTAGAATATATAAAAACATCCGGAATTATTAGTATTTTTTTGTGTATTGCTATTCATTGGGACGACGCAGAATCAGAACCATATATTGATTTTCCCGAAGAAGTTTATACGTATTTCAAAGAAAATAATATATCAATTGAAGCAATTAAATTTCATATAGACGGTGGAAAATGGTATGATAGAAGTTCAATTGACGGATTGAATAAATATGTTTTGTTAGTCAAACAGACAATAGATAAATTTATCGAAACTGGTAATGTGTTTAATTCTGTTTTTGTTTATAATGAATGGACAGCAGTTACAAAAAACGCAGATTTATTATTTGGATTGATAGATTTAAGTAATTATGTAAGAGGGTTAGGATATAAAGTTGGAGTTGCTTTTAATCAAACTGACATATTATCAGAAGTTTGGCAATATATAGATTATCCATACTTTAATATATATCCTATGATGTCAATGCTAGATGAATATACAACAGAAGAAAATACAAATATTCATTCGCCTTTTTTGTATAAAATAAATGAAATACAGAAATCTATCGGTAAAAACGTTAATGGAATATCAGAATGCGGATGCAATGAAACGTATTGTACGTTAAGAAGTCCGGCGAGTTATTTTAGTGATTGCCCAAAATATGACACATACTCACCATTGATTAACATGTATTATAAAGGGCTATTGGATATATGTGTAAATTTTAATATCGGCGTAGTATGTCTGTGGTATCTAAACACTTTACATTTAGGTAAAGTAGAAGAAATTATTAACTCAAAAATTTATTAATTATGGTTATTTGTGGATATATATTTACAACGGCAGCTGGCAAATTGATGTTGACATTAAATAAGGGGACGTCAGAAAATGGTTATTATGAGTCGAATGACACAAATCAATATTTTATTAAAATCGAAACAAACGGACAAACGCTATTCCCTAAATTAGAATACATAACTAAGGCAATTACCAACATGCCGGATAATTATTGGTACATTGTAAAAAAAAGAGGCGATAATACAAAATTATATTTGTGCAATAGATTAAATAGAATTCAAAAGTTTGACAATAAACAATATTATGGTTACGGAATATTTGACGACCATAATCGGCAGATAGATACATATAAAAATGAATATGCGTATAAAGAAATACAAGACGATGATATTGAAGAACGGATGCAAATAATGTATAATGACAACAAATATTTTGCAGAAAATAATAATCCGATTTTCAAAATAAAAAAAAGTAGTTATAGACAAAATAATATACAATTAAAAAGTGTATCAAGGGAAGCCGGGCTGTATATAAATTTAGAAATTATTTTTCTAACAAATAATACACCTACTCATGATTTTTTTATATGTAAGTATTACTGCACAAGAAGTAATGTTATAGATGGGAAAATTAAAATATATGAAGATTCTGATTATTACTATATAAACATAATCGCAACAAAAGTAGAAACAAAACTTGAGTATATTGGGACAAACTATTTTGGGATGGGTGGTATTAGCCTTATAGATGCTTTGCCGGAAGGAATTTCAGAGGTAGATAATATAAGCTATCAAAAAATAGTAACCGGAAAGGTATCATATAGTGGAACATTTGATGAAAAGCCCAATTCATCAAGTGGAATAGAAAAGGGATTTTCTTATTTTTGCACGGATAGGAAAACGACAGAGGGAGGAACGAATGGTATTCCTATATATCATAAAGGAAATAATGTTTGGGTTGATGCTTTAGGTAGAATTGTAGAATAACTTGGTAAGTTTATATAATAGTACAACACCGCTACCAGACAAAACAGGTAGCGGGGTTTATTTAAAGTTACAGGGTTATACTACAAACTGTTCATTTTTTCTATATTATTCCCGAAACTTAATTTATTAAGTATAAATTTACTTACAGTTTTATATGCATTTTGATTGTTTGTTGTTGCACATACATTTTGTATAAGGACAACATTTCCCTCTGCTCCTTCACCTGCTGCATCCATAAGATTTACAGCAGTTTCATAATTTGTATTCTCTATTCTACATCTTACAATTTCCAGATTCTGATTAGGTTGCGTCGAATTTGTTGCTAAATGCCCATACAATGTACCATAATTTTCAAATCCGCTTAAATTATTCTTTTCTGCATTTACATCAGATTTTATATCGCATTCTACTATTTTCAGTGTAGAGTCAACTCTCGTCCCAAATCCGACACATGTAAAATGGTCATTATACATTCTACAATTCCTTATCTCCATTATAGAGCCTGCTTGTCTTTCGCCGTCAGCATGTATGCAATAAGCCCTGCAATGCGGCATTGACAAATCCCAGCCATTTTCCTGTGCTGTTTCCGTATATTTATCGCTTCTATTATCAAATGTAAGATTCGCAATCGTAATATTTCCATTCAGCCTTATCAGCGCATAATCAACAATAATCTGATAATAATAATATCCCACATCTCCTTTCAAAATGCAAGAGTTCCTGTCTAAACCTACAATGCTTACATTTCTGTTATTCTCTTTGTATGGCACATTTTCTCCTATCTTGGGCGCAGGATAATATACACCAGGCATGACATAAATTATAACATGATTTTCATCGGTATCATTTGCATTATTAAGTGCATCTTCTATTGTTTCATAATCTCCATTACCTTTAGCATCTACAATCAAAATATTTTTGTTCTTTGAAGAAGACTCTAAAAGTAAAACCCTGTTTTTTAAGTTTTCAACATCTTCGAATAACCCGCTTTTCTCTAATGAGAAGAAATTAACATCAGACGTATCTACATCTGGGTATTTTATACACATCCTATAAAAACTTGCATTTGAAGGCTTTATTTCTGATATATTTACAGATAATTCAGAAGAAAATCTATAAGTACTTGGATATGTCTCGATAAACGTATTGCTTTCATCATAGAACATTATCTGATAAACTTCACCTATCTCTTCAGCAAATTCAATAAGCCCTACGTCAATAGGGATGAACCCAAGTGTTCTTCTCCTTGTTTCTTCATAAGAAGCAGTAGTTCCATCACTACCATCTAAAGAATTAATTGCATTTTTTCCCCATGAAACTTGATACGCAGTTTTACCGTTATTCCCTATGTTTCCTTGTATTAATTTAACAGCACTTGCATTATTTTCTACTTTCGACTGCAAATCATCAATAATCGTATTGACATTCTTATCAATGTATATCTCTTGATAATTAGTTGTTTCTGTATTTATAAAAATGACATAAAAGACTGCATTTTCCGGCTTATTATCCGATAAACTATATGTATTTTCATTCTTCCAACCGTCTGAACTAATCCATTTTTTAGAATCGTCATAATAGACAATATAAAATTGGGAAGACTCAGGGAAAGTTATAATATTTGCATCAATTATTTTGTTAAAAAGCGTCCTTCGTCTGTTTTCCGCTTCAATAAATTCACCGTCTGTTGTACGCACGGAAGTTCCTTGTTTATCCCATGTCAACATACCTACTTCTTTGCTGAGATTTTCTATATTGCTAGTATTAATGTCAACATCCAGTACTGTCTGATTAATTGTTTTTGCATTTGCAGATACTTCACTACTAAGTGCAGCGTTTAAAATCTCAATATGAACATCATCCGGTGTAAAATCTGCATCATCTTTCCTTGCAACAGTTATAAGTCCATAGGGATTCTCTGTATTAATTTCTTCAACATCATATATTATTTTGCCAATTGCATTATAGCCACTATCACCATATATCATATGGACCCTGAACTCGCTTGGAACAACCAATCGAATTTTTTGAGTTCTGAACAAGGGTACATAGCATCTATTTTTAATATCTGTGTTAGGTAGATTTTCTTTCAGATTACCTCCTAGGTAAATTCCACCTTGATATAATAACAGATTATTACTGCTCAATACTGTTGTACCTACTACCTCAGAAAGTTTTCCAGCCCCAACCTGCTCAAAACTACCAACCGCCCAGGAACCTCCAGCGAACTCCCATTTCTCTGTATTCCCATCTGAATTCAGGAAGCTGACGGTGAGCCCATCCGCCCTAAGTTCTGCCGGAACTTGCGCAATTCCATAAGATCAAGGTATTATGTTGTGTATTTAAGATGCGGTAGAATATAAGTAGAAACAAGGCTACTAGCTAGTTATTTCTACCCATATTCTACTTCATTATGTCTTTTTACCCTACTTCATGACTTCATACTTTTGAGTAACAAACAATCAAAAGTATGACAAATTTATCCAATCTGTTTGAGTGGCTGAAGATTAGTAACCGCCCAAAACACCTCAAAGCAGGTATCATTATTTTTATCATCTGGATTGGCTCAGTCCTTCTTCTTACCACCATGACTATCCTACAAGCTGCATTGACCGGTGCAATATGCGTATTTGTAGCAATGTGTGCTGTAGAATATATTCAAAAAAGCATTGGTGGGAAATGGGACTGGCTGGACATTTTGGCCGGAATACTCCTTCCTATAATTGTAGTTTTGATTATTTACCTATATGGAGTTTTTAAATGATATCGTCAATACAATCAGTAGTATCCTTTCTTCAATTTTCCTCCCACTAATAGGAGTATTCATGTTTCACGACGCACGGCGTAGAAAAGAGGAAGCAACAGCTCAAAAGGAAGAAGCAATTGCTCGTAAAGCCGAAACGGACAACATTACCAGTTATGCTGCAGAATGGAAAGAACTTTATGAAAAAAAAGAAGCTAAAGTACAAGAGCAGGACAAAAAGATAGACCAGCTTTATGCGGAAAAGAATGAAGACCGCCTACGAATTCGTGAGCTCATGGAGAAAAATACAACATTGGAGTTAGAGAATCAAAAGCTGATTGTAAAAAGGTGTGACGTAAGAGGATGCGGTAAAAGACAACCGCCCAATGATTATTAACTATAAAAGCAAGTTTTTATGACAACACAACCACGAGGCCTGCGCAATAACAACCCAGGCAACATCCGCAACTCAGATGCGACAGACTGGCAGGGAGAGATTCCTGCATCTAAAAAACAAGACAACACCTTCGAAGAATTCGAAGACATAGCACATGGTTACCGGGCATTAATCAAGCTGCTGCAGAACTACCGCCGGAAATACGGATGCCAGACGATTGCAGACTTCATCAGCCGATGGGCACCCAGAACCGAGAACAACACATCAGGCTACATTTCACGCGTATGCCAGGAGATGCAGGTACCAACAACCTACGTCCCGAACGTGGAGGACAAAACGACCATGTGTGCCTTTGCAGCTGCCATTTCTCAGGTAGAGAATGGAGTTCCGGCTGTAATGGCAGATGTAGAAAAAGGATGGGCATTGTTATGAGAGCTTTAATCATACTTTTTTTCTTCTTTGTGTGTGGTTCGGTGTTTCTCGGATGTAAATCCGGGAAGCACCTTACTTCAGACAGTCACACACAGATCATCGTGCATGACAAACTGGTACCGGTATTCCGTCCGGCTGATTCCGCATCCATCCGAGCCTTGCTGGAATGCGACTCGAACGGTCGCGTCGTCCTTTCCTGGTTAGACATGGCACAGTCCGAAAACGCACGTCTACGGTTCAAACTTGATTCCATGGGTAACCTGATGGCAGACTTCAAGGTACCTTCAGATACGGTATTCATTCCAGGAAAAGACAGTACAATCATTCAAAAATCAGTGCAGACGATAGAAGTAGAAAGAAGGCTTACCCCATGGCAGAAGTTCTGCATGGTATTCAGTATCGTAGTGATTATTCTCTTTGTGCTGTTTGCAGTGTACAAAATTCGTGTAATCTTAAACAAGAAATAATATGGCTATAGACCAGGTAGCAACCGTCGAGGTCCGCGTAAACGGTGAAGAAGCAAAGCAGGAACTCAAGAATCTGGAAACGATTGCGTCCGGATTAAAAAAGGAGCTGGCAGATGCTTACCAGGCCGGTGATACATCTAAAATCAAGCAGGTCACTTCCGAGCTTCGAAAAACGGAAGCCCAGATTAAGACGCTGAAGAAAGATACCACGGCGCTTACCGAGGTAATGAATAACCTCGACAAAGCCACGCCTAAAGAACTTCGTGCTACCCTGACAGCCATCAACCGACAACTGAACAGCGGGCATATTAAGCGAGGTTCTGCAGAGTGGAAATACTACCAGCAGCAGGCCAAGCTGGTAACAGCTGAGCTTCAAAAGATAAAAACGGAAGTACAGGAGACTGAAGGCTGGTTGTCCCGTTTCAATAACGGTTTTGCTAAATGGGGCGGCTTGTTGGCGACGGGTGCAGCCACCATCACGGGCGTGTCTATGGCCCTGAATACCCTTCGCAACAACCGCGACTCCAAGGAATCCTCCCAGGCTGAGCTGAAGGCTTTGACCGGCCTGGATGATGAATCTATCCAGTGGCTTACAAAACAGGCCGAGCAACTGTCCACTACCATGGATGAATCCGGATTGCGCATCCGTCAGTCATCCGACGAAATTCTTCAGGCATACATGCTCATCGGTTCGAAGAAACCGGAACTTCTAAAGGACAAGGAAGCCCTGAACGCCGTCACTATCGAAGCCATGAGACTGGCCGCAGCTGCCAAAATCGACCTGAAGGATGCCGTGACAGCCACCACCGTATCCCTTAATATGTACGGAGAATCAGCCGACCAGGCAGCCCGCTATGTGAATGTGCTGGCCGCCGGTTCCAAAGAAGGTGCAGCCGATGTTTCTGCTCAGGCTGCATCCATCAAGAATGCGGGTGTAGCCGCCTCCGGTGCTGGGGTAAGCATCGAGCAGCTGCAGGGTACCATTCAGATGCTGGCAGAAAAAGGACTGGAGGCAGAACCGGCCGGTACCGCACTCCGTAAGTTCTTCCTGGTACTGCAAACCGGACCGGATGAAACCAACCCGAAGGTAGTAGGCTTGCAGACTGCACTCGAGAACCTGAACAAAAAGTCACTGACAGCGGCACAAATCCAAACCATGTTCGGCGAAGAAGCCTATTCTGCCGCCACTATCCTGATAGACAATGCGGATAAAGTACGCCAATACACCGAAGCTGTCACGGATACCAACATCGCCATGGAACAGGCAGCCATCAACTCCGACACCAACGAGGCGAAGATGGCACAGTACCGCAACAGCATCAAGGAGGCCGGTATCGAACTGATGGAGCGGCTTAACCCGTCGTTGTCACTGTTTACCGGCTGGACGACAAAAATCATCGTAGCCCTCCCTACCCTGATTGACTGGTTTATCAAATACAAGGCGGTACTGATAGCATCCGGTTCCGCACTGGCCGCATATAATATTGCGGTCAATGCAGCCACCATCTACACCAAAGCGTATAACCTGATAGTCAAGGTCGCAACCGTATCGACCAATGGATTTAATAAAGTACTGAAGCTGAATCCGGTCGGACTGGTTCTTGCCGGACTAACCGCCCTTGTAACATACATATCCACTAAGCTCATCCCCAATACAGACGCAGCTACAGAAGCACAGCGAAAGTACAACGAAGAATTACAGCGTACTCAGGATGAGCTGGAGAAGTATAAAAGCATTGAGGATAGGTACAAAAATATCGATGCCCTGAATGGCCGTCAGCGTCAGCAACTAAAATCGGATGCAGAGTCCGAACTGGCCATCATCGAAGATAAGTTATCAAAAGAAGTGATAGCTTACCGCAAGTATTATGATGAACAAAAGAAGATTATCGAAGCCCGTACCGATGTAGACGAATCACAGCGTAAAGCCTTGCTTCACTCTCTAGACAATCAGGCAGAAGAAAAAGCTGAGTCCTTGCTGGAACTGGACAGACGGCAAAAGGAACTGAAGAAAATAATCAACTCCATACCAGAGGAGAAAAATACAAATATCACCACAACCATTACAACCAACGAAAAGACAGTTAAAACAAACAAAGAAAATCCCCAGGTAACAGCAGAAAACAAGCGTTATTACGATGAACTGACCGATTTGAAACGTACCTATCTGGCCAGCGACGAGATGACACAGCAGGAATACACCCGTTTCATGGAAGACCTGGAGATGCGTCACCTCGAGAACATGATGGCCATCGCCGGACTGGAACCGGAGAAACGCCAGCAGATTGAACAGAAGATTCTCGAAGCACGAATCAAGTACAAAGAAGAATGCAACAAGCTGGATGAAGAAGATGCCAACAAAGCATCTGAAGAAGCCTTTACCCGCCTAGAGAAACAGTACCAGCTGGAGATTGAAAGTGTGACACAGAAGCATTATGCCGGACTTTCATCAGAACAGGAATACCGTCAGCAGCTACTCGATATTCAGAATGAATATTACGACCAAGTGCTTTCTTCTTCTGAAATTTCCGAAGAAAAGAAAGCTGAGATTATTGACAAAAAACAACAGGCAAGCCTTGAAAAATCCCGTAAGAATTACGAAGAAAATCAGCGAAAGATAAGAGAGCAGCTTTCATTCGCACAGAATATAGGTCAGCAGTTTGGCGAAGCATTCGCAGAAATGCTGACAGACTCCGAAACATCCCTGGGTGACTTCATGAAAGCAACCTTGGAAATAATCCTGGACAGCCTTCAAAAAATGATGATTGCATACATAGCTGAAACGCAAATGAAAAATATTGCAACCTTAGGTTTCATCGGACTAGCTAAAGCTGCAGCCGAAATTGCATTAATCACTGCGGCCTTCCAAACGGCAAAGGCTGTAATAAATGGTTTTGAAGAAGGTGGCTACACCGGCTCCGGAAAACATGACGAACCCAAAGGAATAGTCCATGCCGGAGAGTTCGTGGCCAACCGTTACGCCGTCCAGAATCCAGCTATCCGTCCGGTTCTTGACCTGATAGACCAAGCACAGCGAAACAATACCATCGGCAGCCTGACTGCAAAAGACGTATCAGCCGTATTATCACCTACCAATAGGATGACAACAAACAACTACTATCAGACTGCCGAATCATCCAGCCAGGAATCAACGGCAGTCATGCTGCAAAATATGAAATGCATGGAGAAACTTCTCAAAAGATTAAACGAGCCGATATTTACCTATACAAAAGCGACTGGTAAAATGGGCGTGAATGAAGCGCAACAGTTAGTAGAAAAAATGAAAAACAATGTTTCACGGAAACGCAGCAGGTCATGACACGATTATTTATTGATGGAAAAGAAGTGGCACTACAGGATGGATTTGAGCTTGATTTTTATACGCAGAATCCATTCTTTACACGCAATGGTGACTACACGTATGATTTGGATATTGATTTGAATCATCCTCATAATAGAAGAATATATCAGTCTTTAAACCGCTCTGATATTACTCAACGGCCTGAGAATCGTCAGGCCATATTAATCTGTGGAGCGATAAATATCATACGTGGAACTGAAATTATATTGTCAGTAGAAGACAACATTGCTAAAATTCAGATTGTGGCTGGGAACTCCGAGCTGAACTATCTTTCAGGCGGCGATAAAAGATTGCGTGACCTGGACTTTGGTGCCTGTGACGCCAGTCTGGAGACAGCATACACCAGCTTAAATCAGGCTTTTCCAGACATGAATTTTGTTTGCACTCCTATTTTTACCAGTTATGATACAAGCGGAAATTTAAGATACTTTGATAATCAGATGAATATCACAACTGGTGGAGCCAGCTTTATTCAAGGGACTTACATCTCACCACAGCCTTATTTGCTTTTTTATGTAGAAGAGCTAGTGAAAATATTGGGTTATAAACTACAAAAGAACACATTAAGAGAAAATAAGAGATGGTGCCGGCTCTTTATGGTGAATGGCTACAGAACCACCTCGTTCGCAAAGATGCTACCAGACTGGAGTGTAGACGAATTTCTAGATGAGATTGAGAAATTCTTCAACTGTATCTTTCTCGTAAATCAGACAGATAAAACTGTTCAGATTATCAGCATTAATAGTTTTTACGAAAATTCTCAGACTATATGCCTCGAAGATATAAAAGATGAAGATATCATTAAAAAGTATGATGCAGACGAAGAATTATCTGTTGACTATGACAATGTAGAATTTGATTTTCCTGACATAGAAGATTACAAATACAGCTGCATCAATCCTGAAGTTTTATCACTTTGTACAACAAAGACCTATAACCGATTTCTCGATGTATGGCCTATGCTGGATTCTGAGTTCGACAAACGATACATTTACCATACCAAAGACTTTAACTTGGATTTTGTTGGAGTCGAAATAAACGGATTCCACCGACAGCGGATAGTGAATCGTTTTTCTGCAGTAAAAAACAATTCAGACGGTGATATAACATCATTAAAAATAATTCCGGCTGAGATTTATGCTGGTGTTTCCGGCGTTTCAGACGGAAGTTTTACCAATGGAGCTTTTACTGCTGCTTATGCCCGCAACAATAATGCGGTAGACGAAACTTCAAATGAAACAGGACTGAACGAGTTAATAAAAGAAGGGATACCTGAAGAAGAAGCTCCAGACAAAATTTATGTGGCACTATATATGGGATACCAAGGCTTGTTTGTAGGAGCAGGTGAACCAACCGCACAATACAAGGACTATAAACTGCCTATGTCTGCAACAGATACATATTACTATATCAATACTGATAATTTCAATTACTTGCTAAAATTCCAAGATGAAGAACTTACCTTACAGCTTTCTGGAAACCAAGGATTATACGAAACATTCTATAAAAATAATTTAAAGATAGATACCCGAACTGAATACCAGTTCTGCTTTCTTACAAAACAAATATATGACCCCAAATCTATTTTCTTAATCCGAAATAAACGATACTTTTGTAAAGAGTTACATTACATAGTCGAAATGAATGGACTAAATGATGTAGTTGAAGGAACTTTCTATCTAATAGAGTAATATTCTGTTTAAACTTAATACGGGGTGTCCTGCTGGGAAGCACGACATCTCTATTTTTAAAAGTTCCCCTCAAAATGTTTAGTCTCCTCATGCACCGTCATATCCGCCCCTTTCAGGTACTTGTTGGTTGTAGAAATATCCGCATGACGCGCTTGATCACGGGCTATGACGATTCCTTCAGCATTAGCCAAATCACGGATACCGGTATCCTTCAGAGAGTAGAACTGGTAGCTGTCCGGAAACTTCAGCTTTGCTCTGACCTTATTGAAGTAGTTCCTGTACACACGGGTGGTCACCTTCTCACGTGAGGGCTTGAAGCCCTTACCAAACAGATAATAATCATTGGGAGAATTAAAGACGCCCAGGTCAAGCATTGACTTAATCAGTGCATCATTCAGTCCGACCATGCCATCCTTCCGGTTCTTGCTGATACTGGAGCCGATAAATACTTTCTGTTCCTTCAGGTTGATGTCAGCCAATCGGATATTGGAGATTTCATCCGGACGGATAAAGGTGTAATAAGCAAACTGACACAAGAACAGGAAATGCGGATTCTCTTTCTGGAGATACTTCCTGAGCTTCTGAATATCCGGAACCGTCAGGGCAGAACGTTTCTTCTCTTCTTCTGCCAGCTGTCGAATCTTCTCAACCGGATTATGAGTAAGGTATTGCTTTTCCATCATCCAGTTACAGAGTGAAGACAACCAGGTACGGTAGTTATTCCGGGTTCTGGCCGATGAATCCCGGTCAAGCAGCACGTAGTCCAAGAAGTCAGAGATGAAAGACTGGTCAATCTGATACGCATACACGATGGCCGGAATATGTTTGGCTGTATACTCCTCAAATACCCGCAGGCGCTTCTCATAATCCTTCAGGGTATTCTCCTTAATGGTGCCAGCTGCATACAGTTTGCCCAGATATATATGATACCTTTGGATAATATCTATATACGGGGTGTATTGCCTGGAGTTCTCTACATTAGCCCAGGGATTCCATCCGGAACGAAGCTTTACATTAAGATTGGTGATGATTTCATTTGCCCGGCGGCGACGGTCGGTCAGCTTGGGTATTCCATCCAGCATATACTTTTTCCGCTTCATTTTCTGTTCCAGCGGATCGTATGCCGTGAAGTCAATATACCATGTTTTACCAGTATGTAACTTGGGTTCTGTGTACGAAATTACACTCTGAATCGATGCGTTTTTTCTAAGTGATGAACACATTTTTTTCTACGTTTTTCGAATTCGAAAACGCAGTACGGTTTGACATCATGAAAATTGGTTGTCCGAAATTTGTCCGACCTATAAACGGACAAAAGCTGCAACTTATTCAGTTACAGCTTTTTATCTCGGCACGGGAAGAGAGGCTCGAACTCCCGACACTCGGTTTTGGAGACCGATGCTCTA